CAAGATGGTTGGTAACACCACTCAGCTAACCTACATTACTGATCCTTCCTTCGCGAATGTTGATGGACCTTGCGACAGTGATGCTCCCCGCCAGGTATGTGCTCCTCGTAATGCACTTCCTGAGACAACTCTTTATGTTCCTTTCCAGTTCTGGTACTGCCGTAATCCTGGTCTTGCTCTACCCCTTATTGCGCTTCAGTACCACGAAGTTAAGATCAATCTTGACATTCGCCCTATTGATGAATGTCTCTGGGCTGTCTCCCGCATGAGCTGCGAGACCGCCAATTCTAATGTTAAGGTAACAACTGCTTACAATCAGTCGCTTGTTGCCGCTTCGCTATATGTTGACTATGTCTTCCTTGATACTGATGAGAGACGTCGCATGGCCCAGAACCCTCACGAGTACCTTATTGAGCAGCTTCAGTTCACTGGTGATGAATCGGTTGGTTCGTCCTCGAACAAAATTAAGCTCAATTTCAACCATCCTTGCAAGGAACTTGTATGGGTTGTCCAGCCTGATGAGAACGTTGACTACTGTGGCTCCCTAGAGTGTGGTTCGCTTCTTTTCCGCACCCTTGGTGCCCAGCCTTTCAACTACACTGATGCCGTTGATGCTCTACCCAACTCTATTATGGCTTTCGGTGGTCCCCTAGGTGTTGCTGAGACCACCAACTCTTTCATCAGCCAGTCGGGTCTTTTCGCTGATCCTGGTGCTGTTGATGTATCGGCTGCTGAGTTCTGGAACATTCCTGCTGGTGCTGGTGTTGCTGGTGCTTATTCCTCAGCTGGTGGTGGTGACGCCAGAATTGGTGGTGGCTTAAACTCTGGTGGTTTTGACAATGGCCAGGCTGCTGCGCATTTCTCGGGTGCTAATCGTTCGGTTGTCAACTCTGGTGTATCTGATGCTGGCACATTCGTTCTTGCCGAGTGTGCTCTTGACAAACACTGCTGGGGTGAGAACCCTGTCGTAACCGCTAAGCTCCAGCTTAACGGACAGGACCGCTTCTCGGAGCGTGAGGGTACTTACTTCGACCTTGTTCAGCCTTACCAGCACCACACCCGTAACCCTGACACTGGTATTAATGTCTACTCGTTCGCTCTTCGCCCTGAGGAGCACCAGCCCTCTGGCTCTTGCAACTTCTCGCGCATTGACAATGCTACTCTTCAGCTTGTCCTTTCCAACGCGACTGTCGAAGGTACCAAGACTGCCAAGGTTCGTGTCTACGCCACTAACTACAATGTCCTTCGTGTCATGAGTGGCATGGGCGGACTTGCGTACAGTAATTAATTTTTCTCATAAAATTGAAATACTTATACCCATTACTAACAAATATAACTTAAAAATAATTCATAATTATAACTATATAACTATGAATTCGCATAACGAAACTAAAGAATACCACATTCACACACAATATGGAAAGATTGAATATAATGTCTTAAAAATGAAATTTTAACGACCAGCCCATAACTTAATAATAGGTAAACTATAATCAATATCATTAATATTTGCATTTACTTCCATCTTACAATAATCATGAATATGTCCATATAAACTATCATTTTTTTTATAATATTGTAATAAACAACCTAATACACGTTCAAATGACATTCTATGATATCTATTGGTTACAAAACTTAATAATATAGATAAATCATATTTTTTATTAATATCTTGTAAACATTTATGAGTAATAATTGACATACCACCATAACAACCATTCCATAAATTTTTATTTTGATAAAATTTAAGTAAATTATTATCTTTAAACTGCGATAACATTTTATATTCATCTTCTATTTGATCCCACTGATGATCTTTTATATCCCATATAAATTTATAATCATCTGTAGAAAAATCTATATTTTTATTTATAAACACATTATCATGAATAATACATGCAACATCAAAACATCTTAGTCTATTAAAATAATAATATGGTAATAATTCAGCTCGTCCTTTATATTCGCTTTTTAAAATTTTTGTTTTATATAATTTATTATTCTCATAATAAGTATCTATAATATCATAATTAGAATTATCATCAATTATTAAAATTTTATTTTCTGGATAAAATTTTCTAATACATTCATAACTTTTTTGCCAATATTTATTAAAATCTTTATATTTAACGTGTCTTAATATAATAAATCCTAATTCAGTCATTATACTTTATTAAATAACATAATTTTAAATAATTATAAATTATAATTATTAAATAAGTAAATATTATCCATATAAAATAATTTATATCCCATAAATTTGGATTCCACATTTTAATTTCTTGTAAAGGATAAACTATTAAAGATAGAGCTCCTTTTGGAGTAAAATAACCATTTCTATACCAAATATTTCCCATCTTAGGAGAGAATTGAATATATAAAAGAAATGCTCCTATACTAAATATAAAAGGAAATATCATTATATATTTAGTCTAATAAATAAATAGATATAAGTGCCAATAATAAGCCTAATTTTCTTTTATTAGATATTTCTTCATTTAAATAAAATGTTGCTATTAGAGTTACTACTACTATTCCATATAAATCAAATAATGCATGACCTGCTGCTAAACCTTTTTCTTCAATTATTAATCCTAAACCTACACCTACAATTGCATATAATGGTATAAAATACCACCATGAAGATTTACCTTTTTTTGCAAATGAAATAACTCCAGCCTCTAATAATACAATTGCTCCTATTAATAAATAATTCCAACTATTCATTATAAAATAATCAAATACTTTTTATTATTACAATAATAAAAACTATTTAAAAATAATATATTAATAATATATACAAAAATGCAGATTTTTGTCAAAACTTTGACTGGCAAAACAATAACTTTGGAAGTTGAACCATCTGATTCAATTGATAATGTAAAAGCAAAGATTCAAGATAAAGAAGGTATACCGCCGGACCAACAACGACTCGCACAATTTAAGTACCTCACGAACATAAATTTTAAATTATAAAGACAAAATATGAGGTATAAGTTAAATTATTATGGGTCTGAAAAGTCACCAGCCATAAGTATTAGGCTCTGCTTATGGATAAACAGTTAGACACCTATTTATTGTCAGTGGCTAGTATTTACATTTTTAATTGAATGTAAATGCGAGACAGCTTATAATGTCGGGAATCCCCTTAGAGTCCAAACTACCACTTAATATTTGGAAACTTATATTAATAGGCAAGGTAATGACTTCGCTCATGGTAATAACGTTTGGAATTGGGCAATCCGCGGGTAAAGTATCTAAGTTCGTTATGGTTAGAATATGATACTCCCTCAACGACCGCACGGTTGTCGGCTTATAATGATAGTTTAACCAACTTGAGTAGGCTTAAGATACAGTCTAATCCATATAGGAAACTATATGGGCGAAATGAATATTCGCAGGTGAACTGTTTGCCTAGAAAAGTAGTCCCCCTATAGTATGTAGGTATCTATAGGAAAATCGGGTTAGTCGCCTACATGTTTCATTGGAAGCATATGACAGCTGCTAGTGGATTTAATTCAAATCTGCGACAGACCTAAATTGCTGGAACACCCTAAAGCTAATAGTACCAAACATAATCTGAAAGGTTTATGTGGCCAAGAGTTAACTTGGGTATGGTGAAAATCTATTAGATGATAACAACAATAATATTATGTTTGAAATGGGTAATCAGCAGCCAAGTACCTAAGTACAATTATTAAAATTACTTAAATAATATAATATATATTTAAATAGATGCCCCCAAAAAAAGAACATAAAAATTTTGATAATATAGAAAAAAAACATTGTCCAACTTGTGATGATTGGAAAATATTAACTGATTTTACAAAACAAACTAGTTCTTGGGATAAATTATGTAGAATGTGTAGAAGTTGTATGATTTCATATAAAAAAAATAAAAGAGAAACTGATTCAAAATATAAAGAAAAAGATATAATTTATAATGAAAAATATAAGTCTTCAGGTAGAAGAAAAGAGGTAAGTGATAAAAGATATAATGAAAAAAAAGAAATTATAATTAAACAATGTATTGAATATAATAATAAAAAATATAAAACAGATCCCTCTTTTAGAATAATTTCTATTCAAAGAAGAAGAATTGCAAAAATCATACAATCTACATTAAAAGGAACTGCATATATTAATTCAAGAATTGAGTTAATTGGTTGTACACCATTAGAATTAAAAGAATATATTGAAAAACAATTTTTAGATGGAATGACCTGGAATAATTATGGTCTGAAAACATGGCATATCGATCATATTAAACCAATATCTAAACATAATTTAACAGATCCAGAAGATATTAAAAATGCTTTTAATTATAAAAATTTACAACCACTTTGGGCATCTGATAATTTATCAAAAAGTAATAAATATAATAATAAATAATTGTATATGGTGAAGGTTCAACGACTAGACAGGTCTGGGGGGGACTAATCCTCTTAAGGTATAGTCTAACCCTCTAGGAAACTAGAGGTATTGAGTGAAACAGCTCGAAGATGGTCGCACATTAAGTGACTATAATATTCAAAAAGAAAGTACACTTCACCTGAAAAAAATTGGGTGTGTCTATCAGGCAATGGATAGGCAAGTGGATTAAAAAATTAATTTAATAAAAGTTTATTAATTTTTTTATCTGCGACATACCTTGAAGCGGGAACACCCTAAAGCTTTATCTACCACTTTTATCTGGAAACGGATAAAAGGAACAGTGGTAATTCCACTTCCCAATGGTAATAAGGATAAAGATGCTACAATGGGCAATCCGCAGTTTACCACCTAAGTTCATTAACGACAAGAATATGGTGGGGCTTCAACGACTGAACGGGTATGGACTGGTAGTGATTTTGTCAATCACGGTGACTGGTTTAAGATACAGTCTGGCCTGTAGGGAAACCTATGGGGTGGCGTTCCGGGTTTTACGCCTTCGTGGTGGAGAATTCTCCACTCACTAAAAAAAAATAAAAATACTAAATGATTTTAATATAAAGATATAACTTTATATTAAATTATAATGGAATTAAAAAAAACTTGTCGTTTATGTTGTAATGAACTTGAATTATCTAATTTTAGTAAACATTCAGGAACTAAAGATAAATTAGATAATAGATGTAAAGAATGTGTTAAGAAAATTAAAACTAAAAATACTGAATCAAAATTATATGAAATATTTAATTTGGATTTAAATAATAAAGATTGGCAAGTAGGTAAAGTAGCTGGAACTATATTAGAACGAAACAATGAAAAATTTGA